TCAGTCCGCCGCATCCAGCATCGTTCGGATCGTTGCGACAGGAAGAAACATTCTGAGCGGATCGGACTTGAGGGGCATGAAACCGTAGCCCTCGTAAAGCTTCTTGCGACGAGCGGTCAGGCCGGGATTTCCGTCATCAAGAACGTCGAGCACGACAACGGCAATCCCCAGGTTTTCGGATGCCAGTGCGATGCGACGCAACGCATCGGCGAGCAAGTCGCCACCATAGCCATGCCCGGAATGGCGTAGATCGACGCCGATCATGGAAATGTATGCGGCCGGGATCGATCCATGACGCGGCCGGGTCCGGGCATAGGCCTTCGGCAATGCCTGATAATCGACCGCATGGGCATTGATCGCATGGAAGCCGATAATCTCGTCATCTACGCCAACCATGACATAGACGCGGAGATTTCCAGCCTTCGCCAGCTTGTTCGCGGTCTTCTTGAAGAAATTGTCGACCTGCTCAACACCACAGGAAAAAGCCGCCCGATCGTGTTTCTCAGGATCGAACGGCTCTATGATCAGCCCTGCATCGTCGGGCGAAGTCACTTGGAAGCGACACGCGACCGGTGGCGCGCAAAGGCATCCCGCAGTTTGGCAGTCGGAGCTACTGGGTTGTCGAGCGCCGAGAAGAATGCAGCATGATCTGCCGGAATGAGCATGGTGCGCTCGTGCGCGGCAATCGTCTCCAGCGCCGAACTATAGGCGGCGTTCATCGTGAAGACCGAGTCATCCACGCCGCACAGCGCGGCCGCTTGCTGGATCGCCTTCTTGATATGCGGCTTGGTGCGGAAATTCATCCGTTCGCTTGCCCGCTCATCAATGGTTTTCGTGTCATCATGGAAAGCGCGCATGGTCGCCTCCTTGCTGTTGAAATTCAACGAATATGTACATCTCTGTGACGTACATGTCAAGGAGTCCGGTTGATCGTGACTCGCCAGTCGCGGCCCGAGCCTACGCCCGCATCATCGACCGTGGTATCGAGCTGATCTCAGAAGAGCCAGGTCGACCAGGTTCCATCGTGAGCGCGCGACCGGACGCCCCCATCACGGGAAGGCCGGTAAACTTGGCCGGATAACCATGCGGCTGTCCATGTCAGCGCGTCGTGCCTGAAAAGAATTCGCGCTGCTTCTGCCATTCGATCGGAAAACCCTGCCGCATCAGCGGCTGCAACTGCATGGTCGGCGGCTGACGGCCGTCGAGGATGGCCTCGACAAGATCGGGCGCCAACAGGGCAAGCCGCAGGACATGGCTGACATAGGAGATGTTCATCTTCTCGGCCCGGGCGATCTCGCTGACGGTGGCAAAATCACCGCATTCGAGCATCTCGCTCCATCGGAAGGCACGGGCGAGCGCCTTGACCAGCGTGCTGTCGGCCTGCGGACGCGGTGACGGCGACAGATGCATGCCGTCCGGTGCGACGATCAGCTTGCGGCCACCACGGATCTTGAAGCTCATCGGAATGGTGACGGTGATTGTGGTGCCGTCGGTGCTGATCTCGACGTCGGTCATCACTCAGCCGCCTCCTTCCAGCCCTGCCGTTGTCGCAGTTCCGCAACCAGGCTGGCCATCCCCTCGGCTCGGATGCGGATGGCAATATTGTCGGTACCGACATCGACGCGCTCGACCAGCAGCTGGACGATGCGCGCCTGCTCGGCCGGGAAGAGTTCGTCCCACATCGGGTCGAGCCGCATCAGGCCATCGCGGATGTCGGCCTCGCTGATCGTGCTGTCTAGCTGGCGGGCTGCCATCCAGGTTCGCACGACCATTTCCGGCGCGCTGAACACCGCCCGGAGCTGGTCGATGACCACCGTCTCGATTTCGCCGGCCGCGACATTGCGGACCGGACAGGTGTGCGGGCCGAGTTCGGTGACGCTTGTGGTGGCATAATAGCGATAAAGCCGACTTCCCTTGCCGGTGTGGGTCGGGGTCATGGCGCAGCCGTTCGGGGCAAAGATCAGGCCCTTCAGCAGCGCTGGCGTCCTGGCCCGTGAATGCCCTGCCCTGCGTCGCGGGCTGATGGTCAAGATGGACTGGACCTTGTCCCAAAGGTCCTGCGAAATGATGGCTTTGTGCTCACCGGGATAGGCGATGCCCTTGTGAACGGCCTGGCCGATATAGACACGGTTGCTCAGGAACTTGTGGAGAAAGCCCTTGGTGATCGGCCGGCCGCTGCGCATGGTGACCCCTTCCGCATGCAGCGTGCGGGCCAGGATGGTACCGGAACCCACGATCAGGAAGCGCTCGAAGATCATCCTGACGGTTGCGGCTTCCTTCTCCTCGATCAGCAGCTTGCGGTTTTCGACACGGTAGCCGAGCGGCACCGGGCCACCCATCCAGATGCCCTTCTTGCGCGAGGCGGCAAACTTGTCGCGGATGCGCTCGGCGGTGACCTCGCGCTCGAACTGGGCAAACGACAGCAGGATGTTCAGCGTCAGCCGGCCCATCGAAGTGGTGGTGTTGAACGACTGGGTGACCGAGACGAAGGTGACGTCATTCTGATCGAAAATGCTGACCAGCCTGGCAAAATCCATCAAGGAGCGCGACAGCCGGTCGATCTTGTAGACCACGACCACATTGATCAGTCCGGCCTCGACATCGCGCAGCAGACGCTTCAACCCCGGTCGTTCCAGCGTGCCGCCGGAGATGCCGCCATCATCATACTGGTCGCGAACCAGCACCCAACCCTCGGAACGCTGGCTGGCGATGTAGGATTCGCAGGCCTCACGCTGGGCGTGCAGCGAGTTGAACTCCTGTTCGAGCCCCTCCTCCGAAGATTTGCGGGTGTAAACGGCTGCGCGCAGCTTGCGCACGGGCGGTGCAGACGGTGCCTGCATCATCACTCTTCCCGCGTCCGGTGATTCCGGATCCCGAAGAAGAGCGGCCCATTCCAGCGCGTGCCGGTAATCGCGCGGGCGATGGCCGACAGGCTCTTGTAGGGCCGCCCCTGATAATCAAAGCCATGGGCAGTCACGGTGACACAATGTTCGATCCCCTGCCATTCCCGGATCAGCCTGGTACCGGCGATGAGGCGGTCATTGACACGCCCCTTGCGCAGCTTGTTGCCCGCCTTTTCATCCAGTTCATCGGCCAGCGCCTTGAGACGGGCTCTGGTCTGCGGCTTCAACCCGCCGAGCTTGAGTTCCTGCACACGATAGGCCAGCCGGCTTTCGAGGAACTTGCGATTGTGGCGCGGTGGCTCCGTGCCGTTGAGTTCACGCCACATCGCCTGCAGCGCCGCCATGTCCATTGTCCCGATTTCCGCCAGCCTGGCCAGCACACCGTCCGTCATCGTCAATTCTCCGCACCTGCGTTTGTGGCGCCATGACGGCTCCGGTGACCAGCGAAGTCCACCAAACTCTTCTCTGGGCGGGCAGAGAGTTTCCTTGACTGGCGGGTTTTCAGGCGAATGAAACCGGTGGCCAGAATGGCGGCGATTTCGTCAAGCCGCTCGGCGGCGGACATGCGCTCGGGCAAGAGGGGATTCATCAACGGGCTCCAGCATTGCTGTCTGCCCTTATTTACCGGTCGGACCTCGGTTTCTTCTCAACCGCTCAGACGCGACGGCGCTCCCCTCCCTCCAACGTGCTGTCGGACCCGCGTGGCGCAATCTGGCGCCAGAGCGGGCTCACCTTCTTTTTCAGGGTGCTGACATCCGGCATGTGACGGCCACTTTTGCCGAACCAGTCCTGCATCAGCCGGACCAGTTCGCCTTGGGTCGCCGGCACGCCGTCCTCGTAAATGCGGCGACAGACCTCGACCCAGAATCCATCCCAGTCATATTTGACAGGCGCACCCGTCCGTGGCCGATTGCGCGCATCATCAGAGCCGTCAGCTATCCCCGCCTCGCGGTTGCCGCGGCCATCCTTGCCGACCATTGCCGCCAGTCCAAGGTGAGCAGCTTCGAAGCGGTCAATCTCGGCACGACAGATGACGAGATCGTCACGACAAACGGTGTAACCATTGCTCCAGCGATAGTCGTCGATCGCGATATATTCATCTTCCGGCACTTTCAGGTGGGTAATCCCATGGCATCCTTCGCGCAAAACCGTCCAGGCATCATCGCGCATGATGTCGATCGTGCCGATGATATAACGGTGGCCTTCCGGGATCTTCTCCCACTGGTTGATATCGACTTCCTCAACGATCCCATGGATTACCCGCACCCCGGCGACCGTCGCCGACAGGGTCAATTCGCCGGCCAGCACGAACGCGGCCAGATCATGCTCACCCATGTTCCAGCGAGCGCAGACTTCGCCAATGTGATAGAATGGTTTTTCGAGGATCGACATCTTTCCCGCCCCGCCCTGCTTCAATTCTTGACGGCACGCATGCGCCGATAGACCTGCACCACAGTGCCGATATCGCGGCGCATGTCGGGCGGCAGCCGCTCTGCCTGGACAAAGAGTTCATCAAGCCGCAGCCCCAGAATGGCCGCAGCACGTTCGATCAGGTGATCACGTGGCGGCTTTTCCCGGTCACGCTCGATGCGTGACCAGTAGGCAGGCGACACTTCCAGCCGCTCGGCGAAATCATTGAGGCCGATCTCAAGCTCCTGGCGGCGTGCCCGGACAAGGGAACCAAAACTCATCAGCGCATCTCCGTCATAGTGGCGACCAGGCCGTAGCGGCGCAGCCGCACGTCGATGAAACTGTCGGAGACGCCAAACTGGGTGCCGAGGGCCGCCACCACACCGGCCAGCGCATCGGGATCATTGCGCCCATCGACAATCGGACAACCGGGACGACCGTGATGCGGGGCGCGACAAAGTTTCAGGCGCTCACGCCCCGCCAACAGCAAAAGCTGACGGTGCAGTTCAAAGGCAGGCACCAGAAGTGCGCCCATGAACTCATTGGCACGCCGCTCGCAAATGCGCTCGGCCGCAAGCAGGCTTGCGGCCGTGGGTGTCACCGCTCGATAATGACGATGGCCGGCCGGCACATCGAAGATCACATGGCCAAGCTCATGCGCGACGGTGCTCAGCATCAGGTCGGGGCGATCGCAAAGAAGCGGGCCGTTGATCGAAACAAGTGCGGCGCCCGGATTGTCGCGATCGGTCTCGCACACACCGAAGACCGGTCTGCCGCATTCATCATGTACGTGATGGTCGCCATCCCAGATGATCTCGATCGGACGCATGTTCACCTCGAGATGCTGAACAGCCGCCATGAGTTCGCGCCCATCATGCATGCCGGCACCAAGACCCGGAACCTGCCGGCGCAACTGGGTTGCCACTGCCCAGACTTCCTGCGGCGAACGCAAGCGTGGAGCAGCGGTCCTCTCATCCTGACGGTAGTGAACGATGCTGGTCATGGCCCCTCCTGTTGCATACTTCGTCAATGCTATCGTTCACACTATGTTCTCTGCGATCAGGAGTCGAGTCGGTGCAAGGGGAATTGGGGATTAATTCCTAACGATTTATTCCCCACCACTCCGATTATTGACTTAAGTGATTGATAATCCTGTGGGGAATAATTGCTCGACCGGCACTTATTCCCCATTGCGCACCATTATTCCTCAATTCCCCAGCCGCACCTGTGCTGTGCTGACGGCATCGAACCGAACACGTCCGATCGCCGAGGAACAGCATGGCTCATCAACACCCCTTACCGGCCCGCATCGACACAAGCCGCCTGCATGCCGCCATGACGACGGCCGGCTTTCATGCACGGCGACTGGCACGCAGTCTCGTTGTTGCGGAGGCCGATCATGAAGATTTCCAGCAGATCATCCTGATGGCGATCCTGATCCGATCCAGCCGCTACGATGCGCAGCGTGGGCTGTGGTCGACCTTTGTCAGCCTGCTGGCCCGCAACGCCGTCGCTGATCTGGCGCGCGCCTATCGAGACCGGCCAGGTCTCGAACCGCTCGATACGGCCGACCACGATCTGGCCGATCCCGCCACGGCTGACCCGGAACTCAATGCTGACCTTCGCCAGGCGCTGGTGAATCTGCCCTGCTTCTATCGACGGTTGGTTGGGCTGATTGCCCAAACCGGCAGCCTGGCCGACGCGCAGCGCACCACGACCATGTCGCCGGCCAGCTTCTACCGGCACGTCCACGACCTTCGCCTGCGGTTGCTGATGGCTGGGCTTGGGCCTCGGCGTGAGAAGGATTGCCCCCTCCATCCGTACATAACCAACGAAACCCGCAACCGCCACGCCGCCAGGCGTGAGACGGTCGGCCTCAACGGCGAGTAATCATCATGAACACGATCCGACCAATTCCAACGCACCAGCCGCTGCCCACCGACATCGAGTTCTGCGCCTGGATCGGCCAGGCCGAGCCGGGTGACTGGCTGGAATACCATCGCGGTTTCCTCGTCGTCGATGCGGCCAAAATGGTGTCGACGCTGTCGAAGCCAGAGCGCGTGCGGCTCAGGGCGCTGGCCCGCGTCGTCCACCGCGCCTTCGAAATGGGCCTCGTCCATCCGGTGCAGGCGCGGCTCGGCCCCGATGACTTCGCCTACCTCGCCATCGCGCGGACGAAGCCGCGCAACGCGCCGGTCTCGCTGGCCCGGCTCATCACCGAACCCATGGCCGCCTGATGGCCGCGCCGTTTCCCTCTCTCGGAGTTTTCATCATGTCGCACCCTGACAACACCCCCGGTCTCGACGATCTCGACCGCCTCGCCATCTGCGATATCGCAGCGCTGCCGCCGGACATGCTGCTCACCCTGCAGGAGGCGGCGCTGACGGAAACGGCGCGCATCAAGCGGCTGCGGGATCGGCTCGAGGCCGGGATCGCCCAGCGCTACGGCGCGGCATCCGAAGCCGAGCGTGCCGCGCAGGGCAAGACCAGCGGCACGGTGCGGATCGAGGATGCCGGCGTGGTGGTGATTGCCGATCTGCCCAAGAAGGTGACCTGGGATCAGGAGCGGCTGGCCGCGATGGCTGCGCGCATCGCCGCGTCGGGCGACGATCCGAACCAGTATCTCGAGATCGCCTGGCGCGTGCCCGAGCGCCGCTTCACCGCCTGGCCCGAGGCGATGCGCGAAGGTTTTGCATCCGCCCGCAGCGAGACCACCGGCAAACCCGTGTTCCGGCTCGAGACCCGAGACCGGTAACGCGCGGCGGCGGGGCGCCCGGTCGGCAACGCCGGGCAGGTTCCCCTTCGGCACCCGGTCATCCCCGCCGCCGCACCCCTTTCAATCCTTCGGAGACGAACCATGACTTTCCGCATCATCAGTGCCGACGAACGCCTCTCGGCGGCCGAGAACAAGACCTCGCTGGCAATCTTCGGCCCGCCCGGCGTCGGCAAGACCACGCTGCTGAAATCCCTGCCCGCCGAGGAGACCGTCTGCCTCGACCTCGAGGCCGGAATGAAATCGGTGCAGGACTGGCGCGGGGCCTCAATCCCGGTGCGCAGCTTCGCCGATTTCCGGGATCTGGTTGTGCTGATCGGCGGGCCGGACCCGGCGCAGCATCCCAAATCCTGGTACGGCGCGGAGTATCACGCCTGGCTGCAGGCCCAACATCGCGACAGCGGCATCGAGGCCTTCCTTGCCTCAAAACGCATCGTCTTCGTCGACTCGATCACCGATCTGACCCGCCAGGCCATGGCCTATGCCCGCCAGCAGCCGGAAGCCTTCTCGGAGCGCACCGGCAAGCCGGATGTGCGCGGTGCCTACGGGCTTCTGGGCCGCGAGGTGATCCAGGCGCTGAAGCACCTGCAGCATGCGCGCGGCAAGACGGTGATCTTCGTCGGCGTGCTGGAAAAGGTCACCGACGAGTTCGGCACCGTCACCTGGCAGCCACAGATGGAGGGCTCCAAGACCGGCCGCGAACTGCCCGGCATCGTCGATCAGGTGGTCTCGATGCAGCTCTTCGCCCACGACGCCGAAGGGGACTGGGTTCTCGATGAGACCGCCTCCGAGCGCCGCTTGGTCTGCAAGTCCGGCAATCCCTGGAGCCTTCCGGCCAAAGACCGATCCGGCCGCCTCGACATGACCGAGCCGCCCGATCTCGGCACGCTTCTCGCCCGTATCGACGGCCGCGCGCCCACCAAAACCCCATTCGCCTCCTGATCTCACGGAAAGGACAGACCCATGAGTTATGATCTGAACGACGCCCAGCCGCAGATGGCCCCGATCGGCGAACTGATCCCCGACGGCACCTTCGCCAAGCTGCGTTTGACCATCCGCCCCGGCGGTGTGAACGGTGCCACGCCGATGGATGCGGGTTTGCTGAAAGCCTCGCAGTACAGCGACGCGAAGATGCTGGACTGCGAATTCACCGTGGTCGATGGCCCGTACGCCCGGCGCAAGCTTTGGCAAAATTTCACCGTGGCCGGCGGCAAACTCGACGAAAAGGGCCAGTCGATCGGCTGGAAAATCTCGAAATCCACCTTTCGCGCCATGGTCGACAGCGCCCTTGGCCTCGACCCCAAGGACGAAAGCCCTGCCGCCAAGGCCAAACGGGTGCTGCCCGGGCTCAAGCATCTCGATGGCATCACTTTTGCGGCCCGCCTCATGGTGGAACCCGCCTCCAACCCGCAATACCGCGACCAGAACCGGATCGCCAACGTCGTTCTGCCCGACGAACCGCAGCATGGACCGGTCATGCGCGGCGAGAGCGTTCCGCCCGAGCCCGTCAACGCCCCGGCGCGCAAGACCGCGAGCGGCACGCCGCCGGGCTGGCAGGCCCAGACACTGACATCGGCACCGGCATGGGGCGCGGCACAGCCGTCGCCCGCTGCACAGAACTGGGGTACGCAACCCGCTGCTGCAGCACAGGCGCCGGCGCCCACAGAAGCAGGGGCGCCGACCATGCCCGACTGGCTCAATGGGTGACGCGCAACCCAAACGGCGGGTGCGGAACTCCGACAAGGTTTCGCGTCCGCCAGATGAGGCAGACCGGTGGCAGGCACAGGTGACGCGCGAAGCCGCGCTGGAGATCGGCAAATGGCTCGAGGCCCGAGGAAGACTGCATCAACCCGTCGCAAGCCTCACCCTCGGCGACCTCGAAGCCATGGCGGTGAACGCGATCGCGCGCTGGATCGTTCTGCAGTCGCAACGCCTGCACCGGCAGGATTGGCCACGCGAGGACCCGATCGCGCTGCTCTTGCTCGGATGACGATCTGCGCGGTCTGCGCGCGCGAGGGACGCGGCTTCGGCTACTGCCACGGCCTGCGCTGGGATCGCTACCCCCATTACCGTTTCTGCTCGCGCCGCTGTCAGGACGCGGGCAGCGCAATTGCCCAGAGGATGAATGGCATGATCGACAAGACCGCCCGCGAGGCAAAGGCGATCCGCGATGCGCGGAGGCTGTTTGCCGAAGCCCTGACCGAACTCGGGCTGATGGCGCCCCTCTTCAACCGCAGCGCCGCCGAGATCGACCGCCTGATTGAGGCGGCCGTCACCGGCTACATCGACAGCATGCAGGACCAGGCCGCACGCATCGAGCGCACCGGCACCGTCCTCGACGACGAAATTCCGTTTTGAGGGGCGCGCCATGATCGACCTGAATGACGAATTGGCATCCTGCAGTTGGACAGGGCTTCTCGCCGCCGCTACAGAAAACGCCGTCACCGCGTTCGAGATCGAATTCTGCGACAGCCTTCGCGAGAAACTCGAACGGTTCGGTGCGCGCGCCCGGCTGACGGATGCCCAGTTTCACAAGCTGACCTGCATCGCGCAGGCCGGCGGCTTCTGGGAGCGCGACCAATGATCGACCTCAACCATGGCTCGGGCTGGCTCTACGGCGCCGTCGCACCGCGCCCGCCGATTGCGGAAGCTGTTTCGGCCGCCATCGACAGCGCGCTGACGGCGCGCAATCGCAGCGAACGGCCCCGGAGCTATGTCAGTTCCTCCGGCCTTGGCCGCGACTGCCTGCGCCAGATCCAGTACGATTTCCTTGGCCTGCCGAAGGACGAGGGTCAGGAGTTCCCGCCGAAGACGCTGCGCATCTTCGAGGCTGGCCACCGGGCCGAAGATATCGTCGCCGGCTGGTTCCGGATCGCCGGGTTCGACCTGCGCACCGCACGCGCCGATGGCCGCCAGTTCGGCTTCGAGGCGCTTGGCGGCCGGTTCAAGGGTCATATCGACGGCTGCCTCGTCTCCGGTCCGGTTGCCATGGACTATCCCGCGCTCTGGGAGAACAAGGCGCTCGGTGCCTCCAGCTGGAAAGATGTGGTCAAGCGCGGCGTCAGTATCGCGCGGCCGGTCTATGCCGCCCAGATCGCGCTCTATCAGGCCTATCTCGATCTGCCCAACCCCGCGCTGTTCACCGCGCTGAACCGCGACACGATGGAGATGCACAGCGAGTTGGTGCCCTTCGATGCGCACCTCGCGCAGGACATGTCCGACCGTGCCGTCGCCGTGGTGCGCGCCTCCGAGGCCGGCGAATGGCTGCCGCGCACCGCCGCCGAGCGCACCGCGGTCGTCTGCCGCGGCGGCATGGCGGCCGGCAAATGGCACGCGCCCTGCACATGGGCAATCCGATGCTGGGGTGAGCAGCCATGATCCCCGATGCTTGCGCGCTCAAGGATTACACAGTGGAGATTCCAGGACATGAGTGATTTTACCCCTTCGGCGGCGCAGGCCGCCGCCATTGCCGCGATCCGCGACTGGTTCGAGACCCGCAGCGAACAGCAACAGGTGTTCCGCCTCTTCGGCTATGCCGGCAGCGGAAAATCCACCGTGCTGAAATTCGCCCTCGACGAGCTTGGCCTCTCGCCCCATCGCAGCGCCAGGGACGGCAATTGCCTGCCGGGCGTGGTGACCGCCACCTTCACCGGCAAGGCAGCACTTGTGCTGACCCGCAAGGGCACGCCGGCGCGCACCATCCACAGCCTGATCTATTCGGTGATCGAGGCGACCGAGGAGGAGATCGAGACCGCCGCGAAGAAGGTGCAGGACGCCGAGACCGTCGCCCGGCGCCTGACCGGCTTCGCGCACACCACCGCCGAGGCCACGATCGAGGCGATGCGGCAGGCACTCTCGGCGATGAAGCATCCCCGTTTTGCCCTGAACCCGCAGAGTGATGCCGCCGACGCGAAGCTCATCGTGCTCGACGAGGTGTCAATGGTCGGCGAAGAAATGGCCCGCGACCTGATGAGCTTCGGCAAGCCGATTCTCGTCCTCGGCGATCCCGGCCAGCTGCCGCCGATCAAGGGCGAAGGCGCCTTCACCCGCGATGCACCCGACGTCATGCTGACCGAGATCCACCGCCAGGCCGCCGAGAGCGCCATCATCCGCCTCGCCACCATGGCGCGGATGGGCGAGCCGATCGGTTTCGGCAGCTATGACACCTATGTCGCCAAGCTGCGCAAGGGCGACATCTCACCCGAACAGGCGCTGCGCGGCGGACAGTTGATCTGCGGGCTGAACGCGACGCGGCTGCAGATCAACAATGCGATGCGCGCCGCAGCGGGGTTCGGGGGCACATATCTGCCGACCGGCGCGGCCGAGAAGATCATCTGCCTCAAGAACGACAGTGCCCTCGGCCTAATCAACGGCATGTTCCTCACCCTCGAGGATATCGTCGACGAGGGCACGCTCTATTTCTCGGCCGTGGTCCATGACGAGAACGGCCGCCGCGTTGCCCCCCACGACAGCGACGGTGGTCCCGGTCGCCTGCGCATCTACAAGGGCCATTTCGAGGATCACGTCGCCTATGACGCCAGGCGCCACGATCGCGATTACAAGGAGAAGCGCAAGCTGACCGAGGCGACCTTCGGCTGGGCGATCACCGCCCACAAGGCGCAAGGCTCGCAATGGGAGAACGTCATCGTCTGGGACGACGGCTTGGGCCGCAGCGATCTCGACCGCCGCCGCTGGCTCTATACCGCCATCACCCGTGCCGAGCGCGGGCTCGTGCTGCTGGCCTGAGGGGCGCCATGATCGACCTCAACGACATCGCCACCCCGAAGGCCCGCCATGACCTGGCGGCGGTGAAGGACCGGCTTGCCGCGACTGCAGGCGACTGGCTGCCCGGCATCTTCCCGGAGGCGCGGCTGGCGCGCGACCGCCGCAGCCTGCGCTGTGCCGACCTTTCCGGACGCCCACCGCGCAAGGAAGGCTCCTGCACCATCCACCTCGACGGGCCCTATGCCGGCTGGGGATTCGACCATGCCACCGGCGAAAGCGCTGGCCCCATCGACCTGATCGCGCAGGCGACCGGACTTTGCGACGGTGCGCTCTTCGACGAGGCTGCGCGGGTTGCCGGGATGGATCGTCCCGCACCCCGGTCGGCCCCGCGACAGAAACCCGATCATTCTGCCGAAGTTGTGCGTCTGGTCGATGGCGCCTTGCCGCTCGCCGGAACTGTCGCCGAAGGCTACCTGCATGCGCGCGGTCTCGGCGATCCGGGATCGCCCGATCTGCTGTTTCACCCAGACCTGACAGATTTCGACACGCTGCGTGGATGGCCGGGGCTGATCGCGCTGCCGCGCCTTGCGGATGGTACCCGCGCGCCGGGCATCCACCGCACCTTTCTGCTCGACGATGGCAGTGCCAAAGCCCCTGCTGGCAAGAAGATGCTGGGCTCGGTCGCCGAGGCCGCCGTGCGGCTGTTTCCCATGCCGGAGGACGGCCACCTCGGCGTGGCAGAAGGCATCGAGACCGCACTGGCGGCACATGCCCTGTTCGGCACGCCGGTCTGGGCGGCTCTGTCGGCCGATGGGCTGGCGCGCTTCCACTGGCCCGAGGGCACGACCCGCATCACCATCTATGCTGATGCGGGAAATGCCGGCCGGCAGGCAGCCGCAACCCTGTCGGATCGGCTGAACCGCGCCGATATCCCGAACCAGATCGTGCTGCCGCTGCATGATGACGATTTCAACGACGATCTGACGCGCGGCGCGCGGGCCGAGGATTATCCGAGCGGGTCGGCCGTTCCAGCCGAGGGCGCAACAGCCCCGACCGCTCTCCCGGCCGAGAACGTCGTTGCGGCGCTTGTCGCCGCCACCGAGACCCTGACCAATCCGCCCGAACTGGCAACCCTGTCCAGCCTGCTCGGTCGTCTCGCGCTGGCCCGGCTCGATCCGCTGCCCGAGCGCAAGATCCTCGCCCGGATCAAGACCGTCACCGGCATCGCCATGGCGATCCTCGAAAAGCAGATGGCCGAGCTGCGCCGCCGGGTGAATGCCACCGGCGATCCCCATGCGCGGATCGTCAAGCCGGCATGGCTCAGTCGGTTGTGCCAAGACCTCTCCGGCACGCCCGAGCGCAACGAGGCCAATGTCATCATCGCCCTGAACTCCGATCCCGCCTTCGCGGGCGTGCTGGCTTTCGACGAGTTCGCCCAAGGCATCGTGGTTCGCCAGCCGCTGCCATGGGACGATACGAATGCCACCTTTCCCCGCCCCTGGGAGGACGCCGACGACATTCGCACCGCCGAATGGCTGCAGCTGCGCGGCCTCAACGTCGCCCCGACAGTCGTCAGCCGCGCGGTTGGCGCCGTCGCCCGCGAGCTGCGCATCCATCCGGTCCGCGACTGGCTCGACACCCTTACATGGGACGGCACACCCCGGATCGAGACCTGGACCAGCGCCTATCTCGGCGCCGAGCCCACCGCGTTCCATCATACCGTCGGCGCGCTCTGGCTGATCTCGGCCGTCGCCCGCATCTATCGCCCCGGCGTCAAGGCCGACCACATGCTGATCCTCGAAGGCCCGCAGGGCGCGCGCAAATCCACCGCGATCAAGGTGCTGGCGGGCGAGGACTGGTTCACCGACGAATTGCCCGAGCTTGGCTCCAAGGACGCCGCCATCCACATGCAGGGCGTCTGGATCGTGGAAATCGCCGAACTCGACGCCATCGGCCGGGCCGAGGTGTCCCGCATCAAGGCGTTCCTGACCCGCACCACCGACCGCTTCCGCCCGCCCTATGGCCGCTATACCGTCGAGGTGCCGCGCCAATGCGTCTTCGCCGGCACCGTGAACCCCGACACCTATCTGCGCGACGAAACCGGCAACCGTCGCTTCTGGCCGCTGCGCTGCGGGACCATCGACATCGCCGCGCTCGCCCGCGACCGCGACCAGCTCTGGGCCGAGGCTGTCCACCATTTCCGCGAAGGCGCGATCTGGTGGATCGAGGACGCGGCAATCCTCGCCGAAGCCGCTGCCGCGCAGGAAGCGCGCTATCAGGCCGATGCCTGGGATGCCCGTATCGACCGCTGGCTGACCCATGAGACCCGCAGCGTCAATCGCGGCCATGCCGGTTACGATGATTGGCAGGACGAGGAATTCGAACGCCCCGAGCCCATCCGTGATGTGTCGGTCGGCGAGATCCTCGAAGGCGCCCTCGGCATCGAACCCGCGAAATGGACCAAGGGCGACCAGATGCGCGTCGGCGCCTGGCTGAAATCGCGGGATTGGGAACGGTATCGCAGCCGTACCGGCGCGGCCCGCGAATGGCGCCATCGCAGGCCGGGTGGGAACAGCTGACCGCAACGATTGCAGATCAGGCGCAAAGGGGCATCCGCAAGGGTGCCCCTTTTGCGTTTCACCCTGGTCCCACTTCGGGCGTGGTCCCACTTCGGGGTCAAAGTGGGGACAGAAAAAACCGTTCACAATCAATCATGTCCCCACTGGTCCCACTTGGACCACCAACTCCCTTCCTTTCTATATGGAGCGTGCATGTCCCTTCCCGTTTCGTTCTTCTTACACGACATAGAGGAAAAGGTGGGACCAGTGGGACCAGTGGGGACAACGTTGTTTTCAATAAGAAAATTCTGGTCCCACTTTGATGCCGAAGTGGGACCAGGTAATGCCAAGTGGGACCAGCGGCCAACCCGGTGCATTTTCCTTGATCCGGCGCGCATGACGTGATTCCCTGCCCATGACCAAAGCCGAAGGCCCACGATCCAGGTGAGCCTTCAAGATGAACCAGACGATTTCCATGTCGGACCTGCGCCTCGAACCGGGGCGCCGTTCCACGTCCTGCATCCTTGCTCTCGACCTCGGCACCACCACTGGCTGGGCCCTGCGCGGCCATGACGGGCTGATCACCTCCGGCACGGTGTCGTTCCGTCCCGGCCGCTACGACGGCGGCGGCATGCGCTATCTGCGCTTTGCCAACTGGCTGGCCGAGATCGACCGGCTGTCGGGGCCGATGGCCGCCATCTGGTTCGAGGAGGTGCGCAGGCATGTCGGCACCGATGCAGCCCTGATGCCGCAGGTGCAGCCATGAAGACCATGACGTTCACCCCGCGCGGCTTCGGTGGCGAGCGCCGCGATCCCGATCGGGTCAAGCGCGAAGGCTGGCGCAGTCAGGGCCTGCTCGCGGTCCTGGTCGACGATCACCGCCTCACCTGGCCCGAGCGCGAACTGGTCCGCCAACTGGGCGAGAAGCTTTACGGCAAGCAGGCAGGTGCCGGGGAGACAGGTCATGGCTGATTGGAATCGCGATGTCGTCGAGGCGCGCATCCAGGAGGCGGCCGATGTCCTGAAGCGCCTGCCGGAAGAGCGCGTGCGCGGGTTCTTCAACACCTGGCCGGACATGATGGTGGAGTTTTCGGACATGGTGGGGCGGGCCGGCGAGCCGATGAAGCGGCCGCCGCCCCATCCCGGCGCCATCAGCCGCATGGAGGAGACGCTGACCTGGTCGAAATATCTCGAGCCCGATGATGCCAGGCTGTTGTGGGCCCGCGCCGACGGCATGCCATGGAAGCATGTCTGCTGGCGGTTCGGCATGGCCCGGGCGACCGCCCATCGTCGCTACGATTACGCGCTGTGCCTGATTGCCTGGCAGCTGAACGGCCGCCAGCCACCCCGCAAGCGCTCACGCGGTTTCGTGGTTGAAAGGGTCAGGTCGCTGTCAAGATGATTTCGGAGCGTGAGACATTATTCGGTGAGACACCGACGAGGGAGACAAAATCGCTCCAGGAGCCTATAGATCTTTCCAGGCTTGGACAGCTGCGTCGACGACATCGTCGTCCGGATGACCGACGAGCGTTCGCAACCGGGTGAGCGGTAGGCATGTTGCCGATGCAACCCGTCTCCGAAACCGCCAAGCCTTTGATATCGTTGGTTCCTTCCTGGCGATAATCCTATGCTGGGGGGCGCAGCGCGGCATATCGCCAGCGACAGGCCGAAAATTTTGGGAGTCCACCCCGGCCGAAATCCACCCGAAAACGCCGAAATCACAAGCAATAACAAATACTTGCGAGGTGGATTCCGGGTGGATTCCAGGTGGATTTGCTGGACTCCGGAGTCCAGCCGGAGTCCGCCCGAAAACGTCTAAATAGCCTGCAATAACAAATGCTTGGCAGGTGGATTCCAGGATGGTCTCCAGGGTGGATACCCTGGACTCCGGAGTCCAGCTGGAAGCCACTGGAGTCCAGCTGGAAGCCAGCCGGAAGCCGGTGGACTCCACCAGCCGCAAGCCACCTCTTGCCACCACCATCATCGACAGGATCGTTCATGACCCTCACCTTCTCGCCGGAGCGGATCGAGACCTGGCCGCTCGCGCGCCTGCAGCCCTATGCGAAGAACGCCAAGCTGCATGGCGCCGACCAGGTCGCCAGGATTGCCGCCTCCATGGCCGAGTTCGGCTGGACCGTGCCCTGCCTCGTCGGCGAGGATAGCGAGCTGATCGCCGGCCATGGCCGGGTGCTGGCCGCCACGCAACTGGGCCTGACCGAGGCGCCGGTCATCGTGCTCGGCCATCTGACCGAGGCGCAGCGCCGGGCCTATCGCATCGCGGACAATAAATTGACCGAACTCGGCAGCTGGGACGAGGTGCTGCTGTCGGCCGAGTTGAACGAGCTTTTGGCCGAGGATTTCGACCTCTCGCTGGTCGGCTTCTCGGACGGTGAACTCGACGAGCTGCTGGCCTTCGTGCCGGAGGACGATGGCGAGGAAGCTGGCGCCGGGGGCTCCGTGCCGCCGGTCACCATTCCTGAGCCGCCGCGCAATCCGGTCTCGCGCACGGGTGACCTGTGGGTCCTCGGCGATCACCGGCTGCTGTGCGGCGACAGCACGAACCATGACGATGTGCGCCGGTTGATGAACGGCGAGCGGGCGGTGCTGTTTGCGACCGACCCGCCCTATCTGGTCGATTACGACGGCTCCAACCATCCGACGCGGAATAAAGACTGGTCGCAGTCCTACGGCGTCACCTGGGACGACTCTTCACAGGGCGCCGAACTCTACGACAATTTCATCGCCGCAGCCGTGGCGGAAGCCATCGCCGAGGATGCCGCCTGGTATTGCTGGCACGCCTCGCGTCGCCAGGCGATGCTGGAAGCCTGCTGGGAAAAGGCCGGCGCCTTCGTTCACCAGCAGATCATCTGGGTGAAGGACCGCGGGGTGCTCACCCGGTCGCATTACCTCTGGAAGCACGAGCCCTGCTTCATGGGCTGGCGCCGTCCGAACCGCCCGCCCAAGGTGGCGGAGCAGACGCTGCCCTCGACCTGGGAGATGCCTAGCTTCGCCAGGGACGACCGCCCCGATCATCCGACGCCGAAGCCGCTCGACGCCTTCGGCATCCCGATGCGCCAGCATGTGGCGCGGGGCGGGCTTTGCTACGAGCCGTTCTCTGGCTCCGGCTCGCAGATCATGGCCGGCGAGGCCAATGGCCGCCGCGTCTTTGCCATGGAAATCAGCCCGGCCTATGTCGATGTCGCCGTCGAACGCTGGCAGACGGACACCGGCAAGGACGCGATCTTCGACGGTGACCGCCGGACCTTCGCAGCCGTGAAGGCCGAGCGGCTGGGCGAGGACACAGATACCGACGCTGCCGCCTGATGGCCGTCTATTACAACGATTCCGATCCCGTGGCCTGTGCCTGGCTGCGGGAACTGATCGCTGCCGGACAGCTGCCCGCAGGCGAGGTCGACGAGCGGTCCATTCTCGACGTTGCCGCCGAGGATCTGCGGGGCTTCACCCAATACCATTTCTTCGCCGGGATCGGCGGCTGGCCCCATGCGCTGCGCCTTGCCGGCGTAGCCGAGGACCGGCCGGTCTGGACCGGATCGCCGCCCTGCCAGCCCTTCAGCCAGGCCGGGCAGCGCAAGGGACAGAACGATGACCGCCATCTCGCCCCCGCCTTCCTGCGCCTCGTCGTCGCCTGCCGCCCGGACCTCGTCTTCGGCGAGCAGGTCGCCAGTGCGGCGGTGCTCGGCCCATCTGGCCGAACGGCTGGAACAGCGTCTGCAGACCCGGCTGGCTGGGCGTGGTTCGACGCTCTGGCGGCTGACCTGGAGGCGGCATCTTACGCCGTCGCGGCTGCCGATCTGCCGGCTGCGGGCATCGGCGCCCCGCATATCCGCCAGCGGCTGTTCTTCGGCGCCGTCGCAATGGAACCCGGCGATGGCGGGCTGGGCGACGCCCTCGGCGCGCGATCACAAGGATGGAGGGGAGTGCCCGAAGGTTCCGATCAACGCGCTGCTGGGGCGGCAGGCCTGGCTGGCAGGCTGGCCGACGCCGATGGCAGGGACACCGGCCACGGCGAGCTACAACGCGGCCGGCAATACCGATGCGAGCCGCAGGACGGTGGGGCTGATCGACTGGTCGAATGTGCCGACCCCCCCGGGACCGGCGCGACGGACGGCGTCTGGCGAAATCCTGACTGGCTCCTCTGCCGGGACGGACGCTGGCGACCGGTTGAGCCCGGAACATTCCCGCTGGCTGATGGGATATCCGGTCGCATGGGGCTGCTCAGGGGCTACGGCAATGCGATCGTGCCGCCGCTCGCGGCGGAGTTCGTGACCGCGTTTCTGGAATGCCTGCCAGAGGGGCTGCGATGAGACAATCCCGCACCATGTCGATGGTCGAGGCCGCGACCAATGTCGTGGTCGGCTATGTGCTGGCCATCGCCACGCAGATCGTGGTGTTCCCGTGGTTCGGCATCGAGACCGGGCTCGGCGAACATCTGACCATCGGCCTCGCCTTCGTTGGCGTCTCGCTGGCGCGTGGTTACTTGCTGCGGCGGCTGTTCGAGGCGATCAGGGTTGCCAGTCGCTCCGACGTCCGTGCCGAACGTGGAGAACCTGCACCGACCCGTCGATGACGGCGTAGTAGATGCGCCAGCGGGTCGTCTTGCCATAGAGAGCGCGGCGGATGGGCAGATCGAAGGCTTGCGACGCGGGCGCAATCGGATGCGCCTCGGGCATCGAGCCGAGCTTGAGGATTGTGGCCCGGATGCCCGACAGCCATTCGTCGGCCGCCCTCGGGTTGCGCTCGCGCAGCCACGCCCATGATGCTGTCAGATCATCCGCCGCGTTCGGCGTGATGATCACCGGCAGGGGCGCGGTCATTTGATCTGGGCAAGTCCGTCGAAGAAGGCGCCCGCCTCGATGCCCTCACCGGCGCGGGCCTGTGTCAGACCCTTGCGGATCCCGGCAACGGTCTCGGCATGGTCGAGCTGGTCCTGCATCTCCTGCCACGCGGCGGCGTCCATCACGACGACCGAGGGCTTGCCATTCACGGTCAGGATCTGCGGCCGTCCGGTTTCCTTGATCTGCGCGATCATGCGCGCCGAATCCCGCTTGAACTCGGTCAGCGGGCTGATGTCCTTGGTGATGTTCATGGCTGGCCTCCCGGCGCGCATCAAATTCGGTGCGAATATAGCGCCATTTTCGATGCGCGTCGAGATGGCTGGCTGTCACTTCAAGGCGTACACCCGCCCGCGCCCTTCGACCTTTTCGGAGGTGACGGTCAGCCCCAGCTTCTTCTTCAGCGCCCCGGCCATGGCTCCGCGGGCGCTATGAGCCAGCCAGCCGGTCGCGGCCACGATCTCGTCGATGGTGGCGCCGTCCGGCGCGCGCAGCATGGCGATCAGAGTCGCCTGCTTGGTGCCGTCGCGCGGTGTGCGCACCTTCGCGCCGGTGGCCGCCACGGGCGCGGTGTCGGCTGCGGTGGCGTCATGGTCCGCGCCGGCGGCAGATGCGCACGTGTCGCCAGCTGTGGCGGAACGTGGCCCGTCCGGTTCGGGCAGTTCCTCGGGCTCGATGCCGATGGCGGCGAAGCCCGCGTCGGTCGCGACCAGTGTGACGCCGTGGCCGTCGCCGGTCTCGCGCCAGACGGGATCGCTCAGTTGCGGCTGGAGAGCGATGCGCCGCGCCTCGACCTCTTCGAGAAGACCCCTGGCGATCATGGTGTCGACCACCTTCCTGGCAGCACCGCCCTTCAGATTGGCCGGCAGCGGCAGGGCGATGCGGTCGTCGCGCTGGGCGGCGGCGCTGAGAATGACGAGTTGGGTGTCGGAAAGTTGAGCCATCATGGCCTCCATGTTCGGGCGCGCGGAATGCGGGCCCTTCCACGAGGCCGAGCCCGCCAGTCGGCGGACGGAACCTGAATGTGCTGGTGCTATTTGGCGTATTCGCCTTCATGGAAGGCGCTGTCGCAGATCGCGCGCAGCCTGGCGCGGTAGTGCTCCAGCATGCCGACATGACCCCAGTCGATCGCGTCGGGGCTGGTGTTGAAGTGGTCGTCGCTCAGTGCCGTGAGACGCTCGAGGATTGCGTCGATCTCGAATTTGGCTGCGAGGAATGCGTCGATGGCTTTGGCTTTGCTGGCGTTCGTCATGGCGTGGTCCTTTCTGTTCACGCTGACAGTGATGCTCTGATCGACGGCTTCATCAACTGGATAGACGATCATTTCATTGCTGTTTTCGGGTCGATGGTAATCCGGAGAAGGAGTTCGCATGCAGGGCATGAGCGAGCGCCAGTATGCCACCCATTCCGACCTGTCGCGCGGCGCCATCCAGAAGGCAAAGGCGGCCGGGCGGCTGGTTCTCTATCCGGATGGCAGCATCGATGCGGCGGCTTCCGACCGCCATCGGACGGAGACGACCGATCCGGCGAAGACCAGAGTGAGCGGGGACCGTGACCCCAGTGGGGTGGCGAAAGCCCCGCGACCGCCCACCCCGAAACTGAAGCCGGTGCCCGAGGCGGCGGTGGCCGCTGTCGGCGACACGCTGCGCGAACAGGGGCTGGCGATCCCGGCCGTCGGCGGTGGCACGACCTTCCTGCAGGCCAGGACCGCCAACGAGGTGCTGAAGGCACAGGAACGACGGCTCAAGCTTCAGCAGTTCAAGGGAGAACTGATCGAGCGGGCCCGGGCCACCCTGCTGGTCTTCCGGCTGGCGCGGGAGGAACGGGACGCATGGGTGAACTGGCCGGCACGCGCCGCGGCGCTGATGGCGGCGGAACTCGGGCTGGAGCCGGCCACGATGCAGAAGGTTCTGGAAAAACATGTACGCGCCCACCTCGACGAACTCGCCGAGGTCCAGCCCGATTTCCGGTGAGACCGGTGATGATGACCTGACGGAATTCGAGGGCGCGGCGGACATGCTGCGCGCCTGGAGCGCCGGTCTCACGCCCGATCCGGACCTGACCGTCTCGCAATGGGCGGATCGGCATCGCCGGCTGTCGTCACGCGCCTCGGCCGAGCCGGGACGCTACCGCACGGTCCGCACGCCCTACATGCGCGAGATCATGGACCGGCTGTCGCCCGGTGACCCGACACAACGCGTCGTGTTCATGAAGGCCGCACAGGTCGGTGCGACCGAGGCCGGCAACAATTGGATCGGCTTCGTCATCCACCAGGCGCCGGGGCCGATGCTTGCGGTCCAGCCGACGGTGGAACTGGCCAAGCGCAACTCGCGCCAGCGGATCGACCCGCTGATCGACGAAAGCCCGGAACTGCGGGCAAAAGTCAAACCGGCGCGCTCGCGCGATGCCGGCAACACCATGCTGTCGAAGGAGTTCGCCGGCGGCATCCTGATCATGACCGGGGCGAACTCGGCCGTGGGTCTGCGCTCGACCCCGGCACGCTACATCTTTCTCGACGAGGTCGACGCCTATCCGGCCTCGGCCGACGAGGAAGGCGATCCGGTGACGCTGGCCGAAGCGCGGTCGCTGACCTTCGCCCACCGGCGCAAGGTGCTGCTGGTGTCGACGCCCACGATCCGGGGCCTGTCGCGGATCGAGCGGGAATACGAGGCCAGCGACCAGCGCCGGTTCTTCGTGCCGTGCCCGCATTGCGGGACGATGCAATGGCTGAAGTTCGACCGGCTGCGCTGGCAGAAGGACAAGCCGGAGACGGCGGAATATCATTGCGAGGGCTGCGACAGCGCCATCGCCGAGCACCACAAGACGGCGATGCTGGAGGGCGGCGAATGGCGGGCCACGGCCGCCACGGCCGATCCGCGGACGGTCGGCTATCACCTCTCGGCGCTCTATTCGCCGGTGGGCTGGATGAGCTGGATGCAGATTGCGAGAAATTGGGAAGCCGCCCAAGGCTCGGACGAGGCGATCAAGGCGTTCCGCAACACCATCCTCGGCGAGACCTGGGTCGAGACCGGCGAAGCGCCGGACTGGCAGCGGCTCTACGACCGCCGTGAGGCGTGGAAACCGGGCATCGTGCCGGCGGGCGGGCTGTTCCTGACCGCCGGGGCCGACGTGCAGAAGGACCGCATCGAGGTCGATGTCTGGGCCTGGGGTCGCGGTCTGGAAAGCTGGCTCGTCGATCACGTCGTGATCGAGGGCGGGCCGGACCGGCACGAGGCTTGGGGCGAGCTGACGGCGCTGCTGGACAGGTCCTGGCCGCACGAGTGCGGCGCGCATCTGCGGATCGCGCGTCTCGCCATCGACACCGGCTACGAGGCGCCAGCCGTCTATGCCTGGTCGCGCAAGACCGGCTTCGCGCAGGTCGCGCCGGTGAAGGGCGTCGAGGGGTTCAACCGCTCCAGCCCGGTGTCGGGGCCGACCTTCGTCGACGCGACCGATGGCGGAAAACGCCTGCGTCGTGGCGCGCGGCTCTGGACCGTGGCGGTGTCGACCTTCAAGGCCGAGACCTACCGCTTCCTGCGGCTGGAGCGGCCCACAGCAGAGGAACGCGCCGAGGGCGCGGCGTTTCCGCCTGGCACCATCCACCTGCCGACATGGGTGGAAAGCGAATGGCTGAAGCAGGTCGTCGCCGAACAGCTGGTCACGGTGCGCACCAAACGCGGCTTCGCCAAGCTGGAATGGCAGAAGCTGCGCGAGCGCAACGAGGCGCTGGATTGCCGGGTCTATGCCCGCGCCGCTGCATGGATCGCGGGCGCGGACCGCTGGCCGGACGAGAAATGGCGCGATCTCGAGGATCAGCTCGGGGCTGTTCCCGAAGGGAATACCCCGGCAGGCGAAATTCGCAGGGACGGACAGGCCCCGACGGGCAAACGCCGCTCCGACTGGCTTGGACGGCGGGAGCGATGGTTCTGAACAAGAGGCGTGGAGGGCCCCACAGGTCGGATCAACGATCCGCCTGAGGACAGACTCCGCCCCGACAGGGAAAGTTGCAATGACGGACTGGACGGAAACCGAGCTCTCGGCGCTGCGCAGGGCCTATGCCAGCGGCACCACCCGCGTCAGCTATGACGGCAAGTCGGTGGATTACGGCACGGCCGAGGATCTGCTCGCCCGCATCCGCACCATCGAGCGGGCCATTGCGGGCGTCAGCCGACCGTTGCCGGTGGCCGGGCTCGCCGGCTTCTCGCGCGGAGATCGGTGATGGCGGCGAACTGGTTCGACCACGCCATCGCGTTCGCTGCGCCACGCATGGCCGCCCGCCGCATCATGGCGCGGCAGGCGTTCGAGACGCTGACACGCGGCTATGACGGAGCCGCGAAGGGCCGCCGCACCGATGGCTGGCGCACGCCGGGCTCTTCGGCTGACACCGAGATCGGAGTCGCCGGGGCGCTGCTGCGCGATCGGATGCGCGATCTGGTGCGCAACAATCCGCATGCGGCCAAGGCCGTGGCGGTGCTGGTCAACAACATCGTCGGCGCGGGGATCATGCCGCGCGCCGCCAGTGGCGACGAGGCGCTGGATCGCCGCGTCGACGACCTTTTCGAACGGTGGGCTGAATCCTGCGACGCCGATGGCCAGCTCGACTTCTACGGGCTGCAGACGCTGATCTGCCGCGAGATGGTGGAAGCTGGCGAAGTGCTGGTGCGCCGCAGGCCGCGGCGATCCTCGGACGGGCTGCCGGTGCCGCTGCAATTGCAGGTGCTGGAGGCCGATTTCCTCGACGCGACCAAATCCGGCGCCGTCGGTGCGGGCCGGATCGTTCAGGGGATCGAGTTCGATCCGGTCGGAAAACGCCGGGCCTATTGGCTCTATGCCGAGCACCCCGGCGACGCGCATGGTGCGCTGCGTGGCGGCTTTGACAGCCGCCCGGTTCCCGCGACCGACATCGCCCATGTCTATGAAAAACAGCGCACGCAAGCGCGTGGCGTTCCCTGGGGCGCACCGGTGATCCGGTCGTTGCGCGATCTCGACGACTACGAAGTGGCCGAACTCGTCCGCAAGAAGACCGAGGCCTGTGTCACGGCCATCGTCTTCGGCGACGACGAGGCGCAGCAGGGCATCGCCCCCGCCGTGGTCGATGCCGATGGCAACCGGGTCGAGCAGTTCGAGCCGGGGCTGATCGCCTATGCCCGTGGCGGCAAGGACATCCGCTTCAACCAGCCCGCCGCCACCGGCGGCTATGGCGAATACAAGCGCGCCAGCCTGCACACCATTTCGGCCGGGTTCCGGGTGCCTTACGAGTTGCTGACCGGCGATCTCTCCCAGGTCAACTATTCCTCGATCCGGGCGGGGCTGGTCGAGTTCCGCCGCATGATCGATGCGGTGCAGTGGCAGCTGTTCATTCCGATGCTCTGCGCCCCGGTCTGGCGCTGGTTCACGGAAAGCGCATGGGCGGCGGGGCAGATCCCGGCGCCTGACGTACCGGTCGAATGGTCACCGCCGAAATTCGACGCCGTCGATCCCTACAAGGACGCGATGGCCGACCTGCTGGCGATCCGCTCCGGCACCATGACGCTGGCGCAGGCCATCGCCCGGCAGGGCCACAATCCCGATGCGGTGCTGGCCGAAATCGCCGCCACCAACGCCAGGCTCGACGAGCTGGGGCTGGTGCTCGACAGCGACCCGCGCCGCGTCACCAAGACCGGCAGCGCGCAGACGAAGGATCCCGCCAGCGATCCGGGCGCCGATCCGGCCGCGTCCCCAACCGACCCAGAGGAGACCTGAGCGTCATGCCCACCACAATCACGCCCGCGCCGGCATCGCTGCCGATGCAGACGCGCCGCGAACCCATTCTGCCCGCAACCGTCGATACGGAGACCCGCTCCGTCGATGTCGTCTTCACCACCGGTGCAGCCGTCCGCCGACAGCGCTGGACCGGCTGGGACAGCTCCGTTCCCTTCGACGAGATCCTCGAGGTCAGCGAGCGGGCAATCGATCTGTCGCGCCTCAATGCCGGGGCGCCGGCACTCGACAGCCATTCGGTCTGGTCCTCCTTCTCGCAGGTCGGCGTCGTCGAACGTGCCTGGATCGAAGGCAAGGAAGGCCGGGCCACCATCCGCTTTCCGCGCGAGGGGCTGGATCAAGCCGCCGACCGGATGTTCGGCCTGATCAGCGACGGCATCATCCGTAATGTCTCGGTCGGCTATTCCATCGACCGGGCGAAGGTCATCGAAGCCGAGAAGAAAGGCGAGGTCGAAAAGCGCATCGTCGAGCGCTGGACGCCGCTCGAAGTCAGCTTCGTCACCGTTCCCGCCGATCCGCGCGCGCAGGTGCGTGCCGCCGACCAGGCCAGCTACCCCATGGAATTCATCGAAACCCGCTCGAACAAGGAGGCATCCATGCCTGAGAGCACCACTTTCGTAGCGGGAAATGACCCCGCCATCAATGAGGCCCGCGCCGCCCAGCCTCAACCGGCTGCTGCACCGACGTCGGCTCAGCCCGACCCGGCCGCGACGCGCACGCAGCCGGTGGCATCCGTGCCCGATGCGCCCACCGCTTCCAAGACAGAAGCGGTCGCCACCCGCGCCCGCGAGGCCGAGCGCGAACGTGTGTCGACCATCTATGATCTGACCTCGCGGCTCAACCTCGAGCGCGGCTTTGCCGAGGATCTGGTCAAGCGCGGGGTCAGCGTCGACGAGTCCCGCCGCCTGATCCTCGATCAGGTCGCGGCAAAATCCGAGGAGACCCGGACCTTCCCGCATGTCTCCGTGCCGCTCGGTGGCCGGGACGAACGCATCACCCGCCGCGACGCGGTGGCCTCTGCGCTGTTGCACCGCTACAGCCCGACGCTGTTCCCGCTGGAAGATGCCGCGCGCCAGTATCGCGGCATGACCTTGCTGGAGCTCGCCCGCGAAAGCCTCGGCAATGCCGGGGTGAACACGCGAGGGCTGTCGCGCGACGAGGTGGCGACGCGGGCGCTGCATTCGACCTCCGACTTCCCCGAGATCCTGTCGGCGGTCACCAACAAGACGCTGCGTCAGGCCTACGACGCCTATCCCCGCACCTTCGCGCTGTTCTGCCGCCAGGTGCTGGCCACCGACTTCAAGGCCATGCACCGGGTGCAGTTGGGCGAGGCGCCGCAGCTGCTGGAAGTCGGCGAAAGCGGCGAGTTCAAGCGCGGCACGCTCGGCGAGAGCAAGGAAAGCTACAAGGTCAAGACCTATGGCCGCGTGGTCGCGATCACCCGGCAGGTGCTGATCAACGACGATCTCGACGCCTTCACGCGCATCCCGGCGATGTACGGCAACTCCATCGCCCAGCTGGAAAGCGACGTGGTCTGGGGCATCATCACCTCGAACCAGGCCATGGCCGACGGCACGGCGCTGTTCCATGCCAATCACAGGAACCTCGCCGGCACCGGCGCGGCGCTCGACGTCGCAAACGTCGGTGCGGCCCGCGCCGCCATGGCCAAGCAGACCGGGCTCGACAAGAAGACGGTGCTGAACATCCGCCCCGCCTATCTGATCGTGCCGGCATCGTTGGAGCTGAAGGCCGAGCAGCTGGTCGCCCAGAACCTCGTGCCTGCCGCCACCGCCAGCGTCGTGCCGCAGTCGATCCGCACGCTCAGCCCCATCAGCGAGCCGCGGCTCGACGCCGCCAGCGAGACCGCCTGGTATCTGGCGGCCTCACCGGCCCAGATCGACACCATCGAATACGCCTATCTCGAAGGCCAGCAGGGCGCCTACATCGAAACCCGCAATGGCTTCGACGTCGACGGCGTCGAGATCAAGTGCCGCCTCGACTTCGGCGCCAAGGCCATCGACTGGCGCGGCCTCTACAAGAATCCCGGCGCGTAACGCACCATCCTGAACCCTGACACGCGGGCGGTCCTGACGGGCCGCCCTTCGCTTTTCCGAAAGGACCCTCGCGATGAAAAACTACGTCCAGCCCGGAAACACCATCACCCTGACCGCCCCCTATGCCGTTGCCTCCGGCGATGGCCTGCTCGTCGGCGCCATCTTCGGAATCGCCGCAGGCACCGCCGCCAGTGGCGATCCTGTCGAAACCGCGCTTGTCGGCGTGTTCGATCTGAAGAAGGTCGCCAGCCAGGCATGGGCTGCCGGTGACAAGGTCTATTGGGACAATACCGCCAAGGAAGCGACCAAGACCACGACCTCCAACACGCTGATCGGCGTGGCCATCGCGGCAGTTGCCGGCGGCGCAGGCGATACGATCGGCCGCGTGCGGCTGAACGCCTCGTTCTGATGAGCGCCTTCGCCGCCGCCGTGGGCGCGCTCTTCGCCGATCCGAATATCGGCAAGGATGCTGTCTATACGCCCGACGGCGGTACGCCCGTGCCGGTGCGCGTCATTGCCCGGCGCGCCGACGAGATCACCGGCTTCGGTGAAGCGCGGCTCTGGTCGGAAACCACCCGCATTGACCTGCGCGTGGCTGAAGTGTCAGCACCGCGCCCCGGCGACCAGATCGCGATTGATGGTGATGCCTTCCTCATCCAGGGCGAGCCGGTGCGTGATCGGGAACGCCTCGTCTGGACCGTCGATCTGAGGCCAGCATGAAGCTTGGTGTCAACATCATCGGCGATATCGCCCGGATCATGGAGGCGGAGGTGAAGGCCGGCGAAAAGGCCGTCACCACGGCGATGCGCGATGCCGGAACCGGCCTGAAATCCGCTTGGCGCGCACAAATCACCGGCGCGGGGCTCGGGACAAGGCTCGCCCGCACCATCCGCTCGGAACAATATCCGAAAGGCAGGCCGAGCCTTAATGCCGCCGCGCTGGTGTGGTCCAAAGCACCGGTGATCGTCGGCGCGCATGACACCGGTCCGCTGATCCGCTCGAAGGACGGCTTCTGGCTGGCGATCCCGATGCCCGAAGCTGGAAGATCCATACGGGGCGGCCGCATCAGTACCGGCGAATGGGAGCGTCGCACCGGCATGCGCCTGCGCTTCGTCTATCGCCGCAGCGGTCCGAGCCTGCTGGTCGCCGACAATGTGCGCGTCAGCAAGTCCGGCCGTGTGCGCGAAAACATCACCCGCCACAAGGACGGCCGCATCTCCAGCCGGCTGAAGGGGCGCGCCACGGCGGTGATCTTCCTGCTGGTGCCGCAAGTGAAACTGCCCAAACGCCTCGGTCTGGTGCGCGATGCCCGTGCCGTCGAGAGTGCCTTGCCGGGGATGATCGTCGCGAACTGGGAGGAAACCCGGTAAAGATCATCCTTTTTCGGAATCCGTGTCGTCACGCTCCTCGCGCTGTCGCTTGGGCGGTTGCTGCGTGTTCAGGTACTCTTCCTGCAAGCGGTCAGTCTCAGCTTCAATCCGAGCCCGGCGGCCGGGATCGAGCGTAGCGAGCTTGTCCTGAAGGCTGCGACCCATGAGCATCATCCTTTCCGTCGGCGCCATGCTGATATGGCGTTGCGGCAGGCCTCTACAAACCAACCTTTTGTTCCGAAGTCGACATCTTTGCGGCATTGGCATATATTGCCACAGCACTCGATGGAGACTCGCATGGTCACCCGCAACGTCGTTCTGACCGATACCCAGTCTGCTCTGGTCGACCAGCTGGTCGCGTCAGGGCGCTACCAGAACGCCTCGGAAGCCCTGCGTGCCGGGCTGCGCCTGCTCGAGCGTGAGGAAACCGAACTTGGCGCGTTGCGTGATCGGTTGACGACCGGGCTTGAACAGGCCCGGCGTGGCGATCTTGCCGAAGGGAGTGGTGAAGACGCAATCCGTCGTGCGTTTGCAGTAGCCCGTTCGTAGTCCTGATGCCAAGACCCTGGCGCCTGACGCGGCAGGCGGAAGCCTCGCTGGTGGAAATTGCCCGCTGGACGCACGAGACCTTCGGTCCGCGCCAGGCCGCCGCCTATGAAGACGACCTGATTGCCCGGTGCATTGCGATTTCCGCCGGCACGGCGATGTCACAGGACTGCCGTCGCCTCATTGATCCGGACCTGCCCGAGGATCTGCGCTTTGCGCGCGCCGGACAGCACTTCGTTGTCTTCGTCGAGGATGCCGAGCAGGTGATCATCATCGACTTCCTGCACGCCCGCTCGGACCTGCCGCGACGGCTGGCCGCTCTTGGCGAACCGAAACCCGACAGGGATCACTGAAGCCGGGATGGTCCCGGCGAACCGGGATCGTCATGCCCACCACCCGCGAAACCATTCTCGCCGCGTTGCACACGCGGCTTTCGGCACTGTCCGCCACCGTCTTGCGCGGCGACGTGCTGCCTGAGCGCGTGCCGGCCGCAGGGCTGCTGATCTTGCGGGATGGCGAGCCGGGCGACCCCGAGGTGACGCTCTCGCCCTTGCGGTATCACTACCAGCACCGTGCCGAAATCGAGGTCATCGTGCAGGGGGCGAGCCGGGATACGGCCTTCGACTCGCTCTGCGCCAACATCGGCGCAGCACTCGCCGCTGACCGGACGCTCGGCGGTCTCTGCGACTGGGTCGAGGCGGAAGCGCCGCAGCCGGTCGATCTGCCGGTGGACGGCGCGGCCAGCCTGAAGGCGGCCGTCATTCCGGTCGTCCTGCACTATTCCACGGCCGACCCGCTCGGCTGAACCCAACAACATCTGACAAGGACAAGATCATGGCACGAGCCCAAGGGGCGCGAGCGCGGATGGCGCGCGCCTTCGAGACAACCTATGGTACGCCGCCCGCCAGCGGCTTCACCCGCATGCCCTTTGCCAGCACGACACTAGGGTCCGAGCAGCCGCTGCTCAATTCCGAACTTCTCGGTTACGGCCGCGATCCGCTGGCGCCGGTCAAGGATGCGGTGACGGCCGATGGCGATGTGGTCGTCCCGATCGACGCCGCTGCTTTCGGCTTCTGGCTGAAAGCAGCGTTCGGTGCGCCAACCACGACGGGCACGGCGCCCGGCCCCTTCACCCACACATTCCAGTCGGGGTCCTGGACGCTGCCGTCGATGGCGATCGAGACCGGAATGCCGGAGGTGCCACGCTACGCGATGTATTCCGGCGTGATGCTAGACCAGCTCAGCTGGCAGATGCAGCGCTCGGGCCTTTTGACCGCGACCGCGCGGCTGGTGGCACAGGGCGAGACCGTGAGCACCACATCACAGGCCGGCACACCGGCCGAACTGGACCTGATCCGCTTCGGGCACTTCAACGGCGCGATCAAACGCAACGGTACGGCGCTCGGCAATGTCATTTCGACCGAGATCACCTATGCCAACAATCTCGACCGCATCGAGACCATCCGTGCCGACGGCATGATCGACGGCGCCGATCCGTCAATCGCCGCGCTCACCGGCCGCACCGAAGTGCGCTTTGCCGACAGCACCCTCGTCAGCCAGGCGATCAGCGGCACGCCCTGTGAGCTGGAATTCTCCTGGACGCTCATCTCCGGCGAAAGCCTCACCTTCACGGCGCATGCCGTCTACCTGCCACGGCCGCGCATCGAGATTTCCGGACCGCAAGGGGTGCAGGCCTCGTTCGACTGGCAGGCCGCTCGCGACGCCACGCTCGGACGCATGTGCACCGCCGTTCTCGTCAATGATTTGGAGGACTACTGACCATGATCCGTCTCGACCTTTCCACCAAACCGCGCTGGCTCGATCTGGGATCCGGACTGCGTCTGCATGTCCTGCCGGTCACCACGGCCATCATGGTCGCCGCCCGCAACGATCCGGCCGTCGAGGCACTGCCCAAGGACGCCAGCCAGGAGCAGATGGCCGTGGTCATGGCCAAGGCTGTCGCCCGGCGCGTCGTGACGGATTGGGAGGGCGTTGGCGACGTGACCGGCAAGCCGGTGGCGGTCACTCCTGATGGTATCGACGCGTTGCTCGACATCTGGCCGGTGTTCGAGGTGTTCCAGACCCGGTGTCTTGCGCCGCATCTGATGCTGGAAGCGGAAAAAAACGTCTCATCGCCCTCGCCGAATGGCACTTCGGCGGGGGCGAAAGCTACTGCGCGGCCTGTCAAATCACGTGCCCGGACTGCCCGGCGCGGCTGAACCATCCGGAAACTCCGGAAGGTTGGCAGGTCTGGGACCTCGTCCTGCGCTTGACCGGACAGTTGCGCGTGGCCGGCGGCATGGGCGCCAGCGTCATCATCGGCTGGGACATGGGTGCTACTCTCGCCATGGCGCGAGCGCTCGGTGTGGATCCGCTCATTGTCGCAGAGTGCCTACCCGAGATCGAGGCGGTGATGGTGCGCAAGCTCAACGAGCAGATGGCGGCCGAACGCGGCTAATCCGACGAGGTTCAGGGCTTGATCTTCTCAACCAGTGTCACCCCCGGCAATCCGTCGAAATGCGCATCGCAGGTGATGAGATCGGCATTGTGCATACGGGCGGTAGAAAACATGATGGCATCGGCTGTTGCCAGCTTGTGCGCCCGGCACGCCTCAGCCGCCGCCAGTGCAATTTCAGTATCGAGTGGCACGATATGGCAGAGTTGGGTGAAGGCAATCACCTGATCGGCCTTGTCCTCGCCTGCCTCGCGCACCAGCCATTTTGCAAGTTCGAGTTGCACCATGGTCGGCACCAGCCAGTCGGATTGCTCGGGTAGATGCTGAGCGACGAGTTCACCGGTCGGTGAACCAATCAGCCATTCAATCCAGGCAGAGGTGTCGACAAGGCGCATCAAGTACGATCCGTCCGGTCGCGGTAGTCACTGGGTGATGCGCCCTTGGCAATGCCGGCCAACGTCTCGCGCTTGGGCACGGGGACCAGAAGGACACCCGTTCCCTTGGGAATGAATGCAAAGGTCAGGCCCGCCTCCCAATGCTGGGCTGCGCGGATAGCCTTGGGAATCGAGATCTGGAATTTCGACGACAGCGTCGCAGTTTCGTTCATCGTCATACTCCAACTTGATCGATAGGCGAAACGTAAGACAAAACTGCTCCTTCTTCAAGGATCCTCCTAACTATGGCAGAAAAGCGCGTCTCCGTCCGGCTCGTCGCCGAGGGCGGGCGGCTGGTCAGGTCCGAGTTCCAGGGTGTTGGCGAGGCTGGTGAGGCCAGCTTCAAGCGCATCGAGAAACAGGCCGACATCACCGGCAAGGTCGTCCGCCGCGTCATCGGCGTGCTCGGCGCGGCGATCAGCGTCCAGCAACTCGTCACCTATACCAATACCTGGACGGACCTGCGCTCGCGGGTCGATCTCGCCACTGGTTCCCAAGAAAAGGGCGCAGCCGTCATGGAGCGGCTCGCTGCGATGGCGCGGCGCACCTATTCGGGGATCGAGCAGACCACCGAGTCCTGGCTTGCCAATGCCACGGCGCTCCGGGAGCTTGGTCTCTCCACGAAGGAGAGCTTCGAATTCACCGAGGCGCTCAACAACGCCATGGTGGTGTCTGGCGCCAAGGGCGAACGCGCGGCATCGGTACAGAACGCGCTGTCGAAGGCCATGGCGCTGGGCAAACTGTCAGGCGACAACCTCAACACCGTAATCGCCAGCGGCGGCCGTGTCGCCGAACTGCTGGCGGCGGAACTCGGTGTCAATGTCAATCAGCTCCGTAGCCTCGGAGCCGAAGGCACGATCACCGGCGATGTGATCCGTCGCGCCCTGGTCGGTAATCTCGAGCGCCTGCGCCAGGAAGCCGACAGCATGCCGGCCACCATCGGCGATGCCTTCACGCTGCTTTCCAACGCCGCCCTGCAACTGGTCGGTTCCTGGGACACGATGGCGGGCGCGTCGTCCATGGTGGCGGGCGCGATCATCCTGCTGGCCGACAATCTCGAACACCTTGCCGCCATCGGTGTTGCCTTTGCCGGCTTCATGGCCGGACGTTGGGTTGCGGCCTTCGTTGCGGCGCGCATCGCCACGTTCAGCCTGTCGGGCGCGCTGGCGCTGCTGCGCGGCGCCATCATCCGCACCGGCATCGGCGCGCTGATCGTTGGTGCCGGGGAACTGATCTACTGGTTCGGTCAGCTGGTGAAGGGCGCTGGCGGCTTCGGCCGCGCGCTCGAGCTTATGGGTAATCTGGCCAGCGCCGTCTGGGACGGTATCAAGACGGTTGCTTCCTCATTCGTTGACGATTTCCGTTCGATCAAGGCCAACGTCGAGCAGCTCTGGCTCAAGCTGATGGCGTTCCTCTCGAACAAATGGGCCGACTTTCTCGCCACGATCGGTCCGACCTTCAACACTGTCGCCGAGACGCTCGGCGCAGATACTCGGATCGACTGGTTCGGGGCACAGTCTTACGCCTCGATGCTCGATCATGCCGTCAGCAATGCCGGCGTGATGGCAGACCGCTACCGCCAGCGTGCGCAGGACACGCGCGCCCATGCCTTCGATGGTGTCGGCCCTGCCGCGCAAGCGCTGGGTGACGCCATCAAGGGGGCGGACAGCGCCGCATCGCTCGACGATGCCGCAGCAGCCGGCCGCGTAACCACCGCACTTGATAGTTCGGCGGCTGCGGCAAAAAAGGCCGGCAAGGCCAACAAGGATGCATCCGATGAAGCGGTCACCGGCTGGGATGCGGTGATCAAGAGCCTGACCGATTATGCTGCCAAGGCACGCGACATCGGCGCCGATGTCGGCAATGCGCTGGTTACTGCGTTTCAGGGCGCCGAGAACGCCATCGGCGAGTTCGTCAAGACCGGCAAGCTGAAGTTCGGCGACCTGGTCACCTCGCTGATTGCCGATCTGGCCAAACTGGCTGCCCGGCGCTTCATCCTCGGGCCGATTGCCAATGCGCTGTCTGGCGTCCTCGGCAATGCGGGCGGGCTGTTCGCCAATATCCTGCATGCCGGCGGCGTGGTTGGCGCATCCGGCCCCGGTCGCATGGTGCCGGCCATGGCCTTTGCCGCAGCACCGCGCATGCATTCGGGTGGCTGGGCCGGCCTCAGGCCGGACGAAGTGCCAGCGATCCTGCAGCGTGGCGAGCGGGTGCTCTCCCGTCGTGAAGCCGCCGCTGCGGCACGGGGTTCAACCGCGCCAGCCGTCAACATCACCATCATGACCCGCGATGCCGAAAGCTTCCGGCAATCGCGCACACAGGTTGCCGCCGACATTGCCCGTGCGGTCTCGCTCGGCCGGCGCGGTCTCTGAGGGAGTCAAGAACATGGCTTTCCATGAGGTCCGGTTTCCGGACGATATCTCGCGCGGCGCACGCGGCGGACCGGAACGGCGCACCCAGATCGTTGAACTGGCCTCGGGCGACGAGGAGCGCAATGCCAGCTGGGCGAACTCGCGTCGCCGCTATGACGTCGCCTATGGCATCCGCCGCGCCGACGACCTGGCGGCGGTCGTCGCCTTCTTCGAGGCGCGCAACGGACGGCTGCATGGTTTCCGGTTCAAGGACTGGGCCGATTACAAGTCTTGCCTGCCATCGGCAGCACCCGCTGCCACCGATCAGCTGATCGGTACCGGTGATGGGAGCACAGAAGTGTTCCAGCTGGTCAAGCGCTACAGCTCGGGTGCGCAGTCCTGGACACGCACGATCACGAAACCTGTTGCCGGCAGCGTCAGGATCGCCCTCGCCGGCACGCCGAATCTCTCCGGCTGGACGGTCGATACCGCAACCGGGCTCGTCACCTTCAATACGGCACCCGGTGTGAGCGTGGCCGTCACCGCCGGCTTCGAATTCGACGTGGCCGTCCGCTTCGACACCGACCTGCTCGACATCACCCTCGATGTCGAGCGGCTCGGCTCGATCACCTCCATTCCTCTCGTGGAGATCCGAAGATGAACGATGAACCCGGCTTCATCGCTGGCGTGCTGCGCGACCTTGGCGCCTCGACGGCGGTCATCCTCGCCGCCTGGGGCGCGCTCGGCGGCGCCACCAATGCGCTGACCACCAAGATGCATCTGCGCGATGCGCTGCGCCACATCCTGCTCGGCGGCATCATCGCCGCCGGCATGGGCAGTTTTTCCATGGCGCTGGTCACCAGATGGCTCGGCCTGCCGACCGAAGCCATCCCGGCCGGCGGTGCGGCAGGGTCCGCCGCCTATCTGGTCGGTGTCTTCGGGCCCGCCTTTCTCGAGGTGACGCTGGCACGCATGAAGAACAAGGGAGGCGATCACGATGCGTGAGTTGTTGCGCCTTGCCCGCCAGTTCCGTCGCGACAGTCCAGATCCGCGCGAGACCTTCGTTCACCGTCTGCGTGTCGGGACCGTGGTCGCGTTCCTCATCCTGATTTTCTTACTCTTGAGGTAATCCCATGCAGGGCAATTTCGAGAACTGCCTGGCGGTGACGCTGGGCCATGAGGGCGGCTGGTCGGATCACGCTTCAGATCCCGGCGGCGCCACCATGAAGGGCATCACGCTCGCCACCTATCGCCGCTACAGGCCGGGCGCCACCAAAACCCAGCTGCGCAACATTCCGGCAAAGGACGTCGATGCCATCTACCGCGCCGGCTACTGGGAACCGGTCAATGGCGACCGGCTTGCCGCCGGTGTCGATCTCGCCACCTTCGATGCTGGCGTCAACTCCGGCCCGGCACGCGCGAAACAATGGCTGACGGCGTCGATCGGCGGTCCCGATCACGAGACGGTCAAGAAGCTGTGCGCCAGGCGTCTCGGCTTCATGCGCTCGCTCGCCATCTGGAACACTTTCGGCCGAGGCTGGTCACGGCGTGTCGCCGAGATCGAGGCCAGGGGCGTCGCGTGGGCGCTCGCCAGATCGGTTGATTCCGCGCCGACCCGCGAGCAACTGGAGAAGGAGGCGACGGCCGCCAGCTCCAGATCAAATAAGCAGACCGTTGGCGCCGGCACAGCTGGTACGGCGACGACGGCCGGCGGCGGCGATGCGCTCATCAATCCGCAGCATGCCGACCAGATCGCCGGCTGGGTGCTGGGCGGCCTGCTGGCGGCCGGGGCGGTTGTCGCGGCCGTGCTGATCATCCGCGCCATCATCCACCGCCAGCGTGCTTCGGCCTATGCCGCCGAGGCGGAAAGGGTCGTGTCATGAACACCATTCTTGCTTCCATCCTGATCGAGGCTGCGACCAAAGTCGGCGCGCCAATCGTCAAGCAACTGCTGGAAAAGCATCTCGGCGGTTCGGTCGGCGAAATCGGCGGCATGGTCATCGACGCTATTGCCGGCAAGGCTGGTGTCACGCCAGAGGCCCTTCCATCTCTACCCGCCAAGGATCTGGAAGCCGCTGTGGCCGCCACCGAGGCGGAAACGCCCCGGCTTGTCGCCGCATGGGTCGAGCAGCAGCGCGAGGCCAACCGGCTGATGCTGGCCGAGATGGACAAGAGCGAAAGCTGGTGGACATGGGCCTGGCGGCCGGCGTGGATGTGGTTCCTTGGTTTCCTCTTCCTGTTCCGGTTGGTGCTAGTGCCGATCGCCGATGCCGCCCTCGGCTCCGACATCGCAGCGGCCGTTGATCTGCCCACCATGATGACGCTGACCGCCTGGTTCATGGGCCTCTATATGGGCGGCCACACGCTCAAGGATGCACTCACCAAATGGACGGCGCGCTCGTGATCGATGGTGAGTGAGAATAACGTGCGCTTGCCACCGCGCGCATCACCGCTCGCCCATTGCGGCGCGGATGTCATGAATGCGGGCGATCAGTGTCAGCGGGTCGATCGGCGAGATGGCGAAGCCACAGTTCAGATAAAAGGCCTTGGCCCGCTCATCCAGCGCATGAACCAGAACGGCGGCAATGCCGACCGCGTCCGCCGCCGCAGATATCCGCAAGAGCGCATCGCGCAGGAGCGCCCGGCCGAGCCCGTTTCCCTGTTCCGAGCGAGCGACCGCCAGGCGCCCCAGAACGATGACCGGCACGGGATCGGGCAT